GTACCCAACTTATAAAGGCTGCCGGTTAAGGTAAAACAGCTTGACCCCTGATTTTGCCCGTTAGGGCCGGGAAGTGAGGCAATATCGGTTTCGGTATCCGCCCCATACCTTATAATTTCCCCGCCTCTTCTTGTTCTGTTATTATCCGCTATGCTTTCACGCCCCTCTATCCAAAAAGCCATACATTACCCCTCGATAGGGATAAATCTACAAGAATGAGTTTATTTAACAATATCAGTGGGTAAATTTAAACAATATTTGAGCTGTCAAGGAATACTTGACAGCTCATTAAGCAAAAAGCGCGGTTTAAGAGAGGAGAAGGGCATGAAAGACCCCTGCCCGAAGGCACTCTAAAACCGCGCTGAGGGCAGTGTAGGGGATTTGCGGGGAATTAACGATATGCGTTTTAGTTTTTCAAGTGTCATTCTTACCACAAATCCTCTGAAAATAATTCCTGTAGAGAAGTTGGGCAACACCCCGCTAAATTTGCAAGCTCTTCACGTTTAAACTGCCCATGCTCTTTTGCATAAAAATAGGCTTCTTTGCGGTTTAGAAATTTTAAGCCGGATGTAATAAATCCGTCATCATGGTAATGAACCTTATTTATTCCTAGAATTTTCATTGCCGCTAAACCAGCATCTCCGTGTCTTTTACCGACAAATACATGACCGTCAATTTTAATTGCGCTTGCTATTATCATCTTTTCCCTCTACATAAAATGTCGCTTTCTTTTTTGAGGGCTTAAACCCTAATTTTTCAGGCAGTTCATATTTTTTGTTCGTCATGGGTGATTTTATCAGGCGACATTTTGCGCCTCTAATAATTCAGGGTTATCATGGATGTTACCGATGACCTCAATTTCATGCCCGAATTCATGCCACCATACTTCGCTTATGGAACCCCAGATATTATTCCACTTTTCATCTTTTAATTGGTTTACGTTTGCAATACAAAAGGCGGCAAGTTTATCTATGAATTTAACCAATTTTGGGCATCTGCCGCATACGGTAAAAATATCGCCGCCGAAAATCATCATGTTATTTTTGTCTTTTAAGCCAATGAATTGACCTACGGTTTCAGGGATAACTTCAATGCCCATTAAGCCGATTGTCATTTCTTTATCAATCGCTCTCGGCATTATCAAGTGGATATTATTCCTTTCAACGCCGTATTTCTCTCTATATTTTTCAAGGTAAAGATAACTTCCAAATACCCATATACCCGCTTTTCTATCTATTCCCCTGTATAAATGCTCCCTCATTTTCTCCCCCTGATTTTATTGAAAATATCTTTTATCCATAAGGATAGGGAAAAATCATACTTGCGCCAGTTTAATATAACGATGTTAATAACAGTGTCATCGTCTATTCCTAGCGACTTTTTACAATGCGGCTTTATTACTTCAACAGTATCATTTATATCGCCAATAGAATAAAAACCATCTGAGCAAGTTATATTTATGCTTCCTACTCCAATCTTACCTCCGCCAATGTAAAAATATGATACAAAATACCTTTTCATTCTCTCCCCCTTATGGCTCTATGCCCGTTTCCTTATCAAAATACTTGCTTTTTAATGACTGTAAAAATGGATCATCTTTTGCTATATAATCAAAAATCCATTCTTCAAGCTCCCCGTCCCTGCTCATTTTATTAAGTTTTATAACCGTTTCAATCCTGTCCGTAATATCACGGTGTTTTTTATGCCTGATTTCATAGTAGGCAGATACGATTATTGGCACTATAATACTTATCAATACTGCAATAATTAAATATTTTCCCATTTTCCCTCCATTAAGGCTCAATGCCCAATACCTTATCCTTGCTTATAAAATACGTCAGCGGATTCTGCTCATCATTTTCACCCACTAAGAAATCCTTGGATACAAATTCCGCGCCGTCTTTTTCCTTGTCGTTACTTACTCCTGATAGAATGTTTAAAATGATTAAAGCCCTTGCCTGCGAACAGCCTACAGCCTTTGCCAGTTCGACTTTTCTTACAGGCTTAGGGTGCATTTTCCTGAAAAACTCTTTAGCCTTGTCTATTTCGTCAAGGTTGGTATTCCCCCTGCCTGTTTTTTTCTTTACCGCCTGTTTTAATATCTCCGCCTTGCCGGATATATAATCGGAGATTAAAACGTTAAGCAAGCCGGTAACGGAAAGCCCCTCAAGTCTGGCAATATCCGCGAACTTTTCCTTGTTCGCCCTTTGAATGTGAAATAATACTGTAGTATCAGGTACGGGCGGATCTTGCTTTAAGCCCTTAAAGAGATACAACTGGTTCGGATTATAGTTACTCAATGCCCCCTCCTCATAAATACTTTTAAGTTTCAAGTAACGCCGCTTCATTAAAATCCCAGCTATGCAGAGATCGCGCACTTCCTAGATTTCCGTCTTTTTTTACTTTACACATTAAAACCTCGCCTGAATAATCAAATTTATAACCGCAAATTTCGTATTTACTGCCCCTTAAAAGCAAACGCCTTCCAACGGGAAATAACTTCCCGTATTCCAATTCTGTTTTTTCAAGGCCAAGTTCTTTAAAACGTTTTTTTAACGCTTCGATTTCCTTTTCGCAATCTCCCATTTCGTTTTCAATTTCGCTAACTGTTCTCATTTTGCGCCTCCGTTATTATTTTTTCAGGATGTTCATTAAAATATTGATCAACCGCTTTTTGGATTAAGCTTGATAAAACTAATGCTTTGTTAACAGTCATAAAATGCGCTACGCCATCGGAGTATAATTTAAGGCAAAAATTTTCATCGCCTAAATCATCACGGTTGAATATGGCTGCTTTCATTCCGTCTTGTTCATGTTTTATAAGATTTTCCATATTCTTTAATCCTCATACCCTAATTCTTTTAGTTCAGTTTTTAGCTTGTCGCGGAGTGTAACAAGCTGCTCCCCTTTTTTTCTATAAATGATAATATTATCTTGGACTACAATTAATTGCTCGTATATTTCAATTAATTCCTTTAACTTCTCATTGATTTTATCTACCTGTTCTCTTTTCATTCTGCCCTCCTATTCCATGCGGCGATTGCTTCCTCTGCCGTCTTATAACACCCTGTTTGCGGGTTTATTTTGCATGTATGTTCATAACAGCTTACCCAGTATTCTTTCAATGTGTTTACACCAAAACTTCTTAATTCTGCTATACCACCGCAAAACGGGCAGGGCTTTAATTCATTGTCTGTCATTGTTTTTTCTTTCCCCCAATAACGCCCTTATTGATTCGTCAATCTTTCTCATTTCGCCGATGGCTTCCTCACGGCCTTCCTTTTTTCCAGCCTTCCAAAATTCAGCGGTGATGCGTTCCAGAAACTCTTCAATGTATTCTGTAGTTACCCGCTTATGGCCAAAGTTTCGATATTCCTCTTCAAGCCCAGCCGCTATAAGACGTTCATCATGGCAATAAAGGGTTATCCTGTCCGCTTCAATGTGAACCTTAAATGATGGTAATTCATACGCCATAATTTTCTCCCTCCAATTCTATGTCGATAAGATTATGATAAGTGTCAATTTTGCAATATGTAAGATACTTGCCTCGCGGCTTATGTATGCCCCTCGGTTTCATCGGGTACATTCTACAAAATTCCTTAAACCATGCGTCATCATCATCAAAAGATAACAGCCCCATGGGTAAATACTTTTTAATTCTTGGGAAAAAATCTTCATGTTTCCGCTCTGTCCTCCAATTCAGATACCAAGTATTATGAATAGTCCTAATGACAATATAGAAACCGCCAAAAATAAAACCTCCATTATTTACCTTAAAGACGTGTATAAAACAAGGCACTCTAAAATAGCTGTAACGCTTTCTGTCAATGTTGGCTTCCTGTTTTTCCTTCTTTTTTGCGTTACGCTCGGCTACAGTGTACGCAGTCCATTTTTCGTGAGGAAAATCTCTGTACAGATAGATAACGCCTTTGGGAAGTTCTTCTTTCCACCACGTCCGCGCTCCTCCTCTTGTCATTATAGTCATTGTTTTTTCTCCTCCAATATATTTACTCACCCATAGAGGTTAACATGGCAACTCTCTATCTTCACACGGGAATGGACATTTTTTTCCATCATAAACGCACCAATATTCACCATGCTCATCAAGTCTACAGTATCTACACATAAGTATTGCTTTCTCTAAAGAGCTTAACATTGCTTCTGTCCATGATACATTTTCATTTTGCGCCATTTTTCTCCCCCTGTGTTTTTACCCGCCTCACAAGGAGGCGGAATTTAAGATTATTCGTGTTTCTCCGAAACACAGAAAGCGGGGGCGCAGCCATCCACACCACTCGCAGCGGTGTAGTAGCTAAGACCATTGGCGTGGACATAAGCAAAGACAGCGGACGAACCCGAACTGCGGGGCTTGAGCCAATACCGCCAATTAACACCGTTGTATCTCTTGATACCCTGGTTTTCTTTTGGAATAAATATGCTGATTTTTCCGTCAGTATTTATTCCGGCGACATCAAGAGCAGCTACAAAGGCTTTCTTTACGTCCTCGCTGTCCAGATACTCGGAAAGAAGATCGCGGCCTGTCCCATTGTCGGTATCCCTCGCGGAATTGAAAAGAATATCCCGGCTGTAATAGATGCCGCCCTTCTTTTCAAATACGGCGTGGGTTTTCACGGCATTGAAACGGAGGCCCCCGATGTCGGCTTCCGGACATTCAATGTCAGCCTCGATAGTATTTTGTTCAGAACAAGAGGAACTGGCTTCCGGCCTGTTTGCCAAGATGCCTTCCATCTTGTCTACCCGATTTCTGAGGTCGATTATTTCGTCCTCAATCTCTTTGCGCCATTCTTTATCTTTCATTTTATCTCCTTTTACCCGCCATACAGCGGATAGTTAAACTGCCAACTTTTCACCTGTAAAAAATTCAGGATTATCATGTTTATTACCAATAACCTGTATAAGTTTTATATTTACCATACCCAGTACCATGTTAAAAGCAGAATCTATACCAATAGCCCAATAAGCACAGTTGTTATAAATAACCAGACCTACAACATCTCTCTTGAATGTACCAGCTTCACGGGGAATAAAAATAATATCATCTTCAAAAATTGGTTTGTCGATTTTATCTTCTTGACCAATGAATTCCCCTACTGTTTCTGGAATAACACCGTAAGTGCCGCCTGTTTTATAATCCGTGATTTTACAAAAACCAGATGGGTCTTTATGAAAACTCCCTACCGCCCATTTTGGGGTATTTTTATCATTCTTGAATTCGTTCTCTAAAACTTTTCCTCTAAAAAGATAATCCCTCATACCTTTACCCTCAAAAGCCTGTCTATTTCAGCGGCGATTAACGCCCCCGCTTTTTTTAGTTCATGGATACGGTTATCGGGGGATGGTTTCCACCATACAGGAGGCCATGGCCATTCATCAGGCATTTCATCTTTATCACCCGGTTCCATGCAATAACACATAGCAGCCCTTACCATTTGCCCTTGATCCCAACAATCATCATACTCTGCCGTAAACCCTTCTTCCTCAATCTGCCGTTTTCGTTCTGCGGCTATCAGTTCTATTCCTGTCATTCCGGCCTCCATGTATCATCAGGCTTGCCAAATGGAGTAGAGGCGCAGACTACGGATAATATAAATACTCCCAACATTCCGCTTTGATGACCTTTAAGGTTATTTTTATAAGCCTCATAGCTCATAGCGATCCATTTTGGTACAGGGTCTTTATCAAATATGGAATCCTTTTGCATACGCTGTTGTAACGAATACACCGCCCCATCGTCAGGGTACTCCTCGCCGTACTCTTCCTTGAACTGTTCGGGCGTGGGGTGTTTGCGGCGGCAGTCAGGGCATCCAGTACAATTCCCTTTTTCAGGGCAGTCAGCCATCCCAGCAGTAGAGCAGTAAAAATCTTTGTCAATTTCGCCTTTCATACCTTATCCTTTTTTACCGCCCTGTTTCCCGCCGCTTCACAATAGGCGGCTAAACAACTACGGGTATACTGTCGGTATGGAATACAATGCCCCTGCAAAATAATGCCCCTTCTACCATGGTGTCAAAAGTTTCATGCGGTATACCGGTTTTAATAAGCCATGCAAGTTTATCATCTGGACACCATACCGCTTCTATAGCAAGCATACGGGCAATAATTGGACTGATTAGCTCTTTGATACTTTCCATGTCCCCGGCTTCGTCCAATGCGTCCATCTGCCTTTTTGAAACAGCGGATATTTTTCCTTCGCGGTTTTTCCATAGTTTTATCGCCGTTCCTTCCCATGCCTCGAATTCCTCATAATAAGCACCCCTGAATTCAAGAAGGTCGTCCGAAGCTCCGAAGGCGGCGATAACGCCGTCGCCTGCCATTTGCCTGTTTTCGTCTTTTGAAACTTCACTGCTGTATTCCCGCCCGTCAAGTTTCTTTGCCCATTCTTTGATTGTCATATTTTCCCCCTATGTATTTTACAAAGCTCCATCACAAAGAACCTTGTCATCAATCCTGACCGCTATATCATGCCCGTAATATCCGTTATGGCTGTTATAGACCGCAAGCTGGAAAGTCCCCTTGTCCGTTACGAAATCGACAAATTGTATTGAGTCGTATTCGCTGCCTAAATTTAATCCCATTTCGCTTACGACGGTTTTATTTAACGCCGTATCGGTCAAGTTGACTTCCCTTAAATCCGAACCGATAAAACTTTTCAAATCATCGTCGCTTGAAAAATAACCGGACTGCTCGCAGCACTGCTGACCATCTTGAATAAGCACGAGAATTTTATTTTTTTCCGTTATTATCTCGTACCCCTCCATGCTGCACCAACCAACCTTATAGCCGTATACTTCGTCAATTCTTATTATTTTTCCGTACATCATCTTTCTCCTGTGTATTGTTAAATTATCGTTTGTAAACTATATTATGTCAAGTAAAATATAGCCGAAAAACTATATTTTTATGAAATTTTGCCGATAATAGGAGAATGACTGGAATGACGGCTAGTGAAATGGCAGAAAAATCAGGGCTTAAATTGAAGACAGTCAAGAAAAGATTGGAAGCAGCGGGGATTAAACCAATTACGAAAGAAGCCGTTTACGACAATTCCGCCTATGAGATAATACTTAACGCCCCGCCTAGGGGAAGGCCGAAAAAGGGAAATTCTGCCTAATCGGGCAGCTTCGCGCTTCCGGCTGACCCTCTCGGCACATAGCTCCGCTCCCACTTCATCCGCATAGCTTTTGGCTGTAACGCTTCCCCTAACTGTTCGTATTCACCCCTTAATGCGGCAAGCCTGGCTTTACTCTCCCTGTAGCCGCGCTCCATTTTAGGATCGGTTCCCCTGACCTCTTTTAACAGATTAAGGTTTTCCCGCTCGCGCCTCATGGCGGTTTCAAGCTGCCTCTGCTGCTGCTCCGCTTTGTACAAGGTAAAATGTTTGCCGTGAAAATCTATACCATCCTCATTGCGCTCTTGCAATGCTTCCAGTTCGTCTTTTGTGTGCGCCGGTACGCTTATGCCTATTAAAACAGGGAAAAATAAATGTCGGCAGTTCCACATCCCTATAGGCCGGTCGGTCTGGCAGGTATTGCCCTCGACATCCTCAGCATTCTCTCCGTTTTGCAGTTTCTCAAATTCGGCGTTTGTGAAAGTACGCCCCTGAATGTCTATGTGGTCTTCGGCTGAATGTTCGTGCGCCGACACTTCCCATCCGTCCGCGCCTATTTCTTCGCCTATTTTGTTTTGTACGCCCTGGACAATGTTCGTATACTCCGTCATCAGGCTGTTTCTAACCGCGCTGTCCATCCTTACGCTATGCCCGGACTGGTAGTCAATGGTGCTTATCCCTTGCTCTGTCAGTTCCCTTATGGCGTGTCTCATTGCCGCAGGCGCGTTATCTTCCCCGCCTATTGTTAATCTGTTCACATACCGCCTGATTGTTTTTTTGTAATCTTCATTTACAGTAGTGCTTTTTGCCATTGCTTCGTAATTTCTCATGGTTTGCCGTAACAGCGGGCTTGCCTCTTGGCGGTAACTGGTCAATGGTGATAGCCGGGTGTCCTTGTATTCAGCCGTCTCTTTTCCGGCAGAGTAGACATCTGCGGTTACGCCCTTAAAAAGAGCGTCCATGTCTTTAAGGTTTTGCTTATGCGCCGCGCTCAAGGCTTTGCGTATCTTTCTTAAATCGCCGTTTACGTCATCCAGAAATCCGGCAGAATAAAGGTAGGTTGTCAATTCCTCAATATCGGATATGTCTTTTAACCGTTTCCCCGCAACGGTCATGTATAATAATTCTACTGTTGTTAGGCGGTTTTGGATTATGTCGGTTGATTGTTCAATGCTGGTTTCTAGGTTCATTGCAGATATAGGCTTTTCCGGCTTCAATGGCGTTGGCGAACCAGCCGAGCATTATACCGAAGTCAATGTTTTCTCGCTTTTCTTTACCGCCTGATATGTGCAGTTGCATAAACGCTTCCGCCCATTTTGTAGCGTCTACACCCATAGAATTAAGCAAATCGCTTGCTGACATTTTCGTGTAATTCGGATTTTCTTGTTGTTCGCCGTTCATTTCTCGCCCTCCTCTTGTTTTTGTATAAAGACTTTTACGTCTTTACCGATTGTAAAGTCATATTTTTTATCATCGCCGCACCATGCAGTTTCAATAACAAAACCGCCGAATGGACTTTTGGTTATTATAAAAAATTCTTCCGGTGAACAGGTTATTTTGATTGCGCCGCCTACTTTTATCTCTGTCATTCCTTAACCTCAGCGGCTATACATTCAGGCAGCCTGACAAGTTTATCCCTCGCGTCCCGGTATTTGCCCAAATAAGTATTATCAGGTTTTTTTGCAGCGCGGAACTCGAACCATCCGCAGTACGGGTCGCCGACTTCCTCGCCGTAAACCCACTGGCAGCCATCGCAGGTTTTTTCGCCGCAGTTCACCTGCGCTTCAAGAATTAGCGTTCTCATTCCTCTCCCTCTTTATCTAACACAACTTCGCCTAATTCTCGCGGTTTCCAGTCTTTACAAACAAAATCAAGCCATTCGCTAACATTTTTGGGTAATTTCTTACATTTATCCCGTTTTACATTACAGGTAAAGCAGTTTTTCCTTCTTGGCTTCATTCCTCGCCCTCCCTGTCTGAATTGCTAACTCTATAAGCAGCCAAAATTAAAAGTACAAAAGGCCATGAACAGCATAACGCCATAATCACGCTAACGATTATAATCAGGGCTGTCATTCCCCATCCCCCGTATCTATTAGCCGTACTTGCTTGCCCTTGTCTATGGCGGCTAATTCCTTGGCAATATCGGCTTCTTCCAATTCCTCAATATCTGCCAGGAATTTTTCTCTTGACATTAAACCAGCGTCAACCAGCGATATTCCCAATTGTCTCGCCTCACTTTTGTTCGCGTCATTTTCAAAGTCCATGTTTAACCATAAAAAAAACTTTTCTGTAATCGCTTCGGGTACGCCCCGCCATCTCGCGCATAACCTGATAGCCAGCGTCAGTCTTTCGCTCATGTTAAGGGAGAACGACCCTAAAACGGAGTTTTCCCCCGCCTGGTGTATTCTTGCCGCCTCCGCTGTTTCCACTCCCTGCTTGCTTTTCTTGATGGGGGAACCGCCCATTATTTCAAGGTTTTTTTCATAACCTTCAAGGCCGTGAAGGATATTGTTAGCCCCGGTTCCGGCGGGTTCAAGAAAGAACGCTTTAGGCTCTTTGCCATCCATGCCGTTTATCAGCATTACCCGCGATCCGCCGAATATTACGGGTTTTGGTTTTCCGTCTTTGTCCTGTTCGGGTTCTACGTTTACCAGTATTCCCGTGGGCGTTCCCGTAAGGTGTAAATTCCAGTTATAATCCGCCGTCATCTGGTAATGCCCGATATTCAAGTACGCGCTGGGGAGCAGCATGGATTTTTCCGGCTCTTTAGCGGGGCATGTGAAGAAGGGAATGAAGTCTAAAGGCTTGCCGTCCAGTTCGGGGATAATTAGCTCTGATACCGCCCATTCTTTTTTATCTGTTATCTTTTCCCATATCTGCTGTATATAGACCATGCCTTCTCGCGGGCTTTCAAGGGATTGTCCGTTAACCAGCTTTAACACCCTGTAGCGTGTTTTTGTTGCCGGGGCAAATTCATCGTCTTCAATTTCCTGATAAACCTCTTTCAGTTTGACCATGACTAAAACCGATTGATCGTTGATTGTGTCATACCGCCAGTTGTCTACGCTTTCGGCTGAGTACCAGCGCAGGAAGGAAGTCAATCCTAACCTTTCTTTTTCTGCTTGGCTTATGCCCGCAGGCACGGGGGAATGGTCAGCCAGTATCCCGCCCCAGGGTTTGGCAAGGCTTGCCCAAACAAGATCGGAGGCGAACTGGTCTATGCTCGTCCCGGACTTGTCCGCGTTGTCAAGGAAGTCTTGAAAAAGCTCAGGTATCTCGCCTTGTTTTTCAGGCAGCTTCGAGAATATCTGCCCGTAAAGCCCCTCCGCCGCCCTCGCGGTAAACATGGTAAATACTGCTCTTTCTAAGTATCCTTTGTAGTCCAGATCGTCCATTCCGCTAGGCCGGGGCAAATAAACCTCTGCGGCTTTTCTAACAGCTTCCTGCCCGTTTATGCAGTCTTCAACCTTTTGCCATAAAGGGGCGTTTTCCGTGTATAGCGGGTGTACGGTTTCTACGCTCATAGAGACAGAGTAGAGGATTAGGGGAATTAAACAATATTTAGACATTTTGCTCTTTACAGGCGGCTATACATTCAGACAGGCGCAAGAAGGTTTTGCCTCGTACCCAGATTATTGGTTTATTAAAGAGGTGGCACCAACTGCCCTGCGCCATGTGATAACCTTTTAATTTACATTTGC